TCACAAGTTCTCAATTAGTTTATCCATCATATCAGCTGTTTCTTTTTCTTCTTCTTTTAGCACGTCGCTATAAACATCCAAAGTTATATTAATATTCTTGTGTCCTAACCTGGTTGAAACATATTTAATGTTTGCTCCTGCTTCAATTAAAAACGTTGCATGGGTATGTCTTAGGCCGTGTACGGTTATGTTTTGAACTTCTGCCTTTTCACATAACAGGCGAAACATATACGTAATTCTAGATTGTTTGATAGGTAAATTTCTAGAACTTAAAATAAAGTAGTCCTTATCTTTTAAAATTATTCCTTCTTTGAGAAGGCGTTCTTTCTCGTGATTTTTGTATTTTTTTATTAAAGTGAGTAATGAGTTGTCAAAATAAACTTTACGAATACTAGTTTTTGTTTTCGGCTTATTTTCACCATAATCACCACGTGTAGAATTGATATCGAAATATTTTTCAGTTAAATCAATATCACTCCACCGCAGCCCCATCAGTTCACCTTTTCTCATTCCAGATTTTAGCAGTGTTAAAAATATAACTTGAGTTTGAATATCTTCGTTTTCTAAAGCCGCCACAAATCGCTGTAATTCATTTTTAGAGAATGAACGAACATTATTACTTAAATCAAATTTAAAGCCTGTTAGCGTGTTGCTAGGGATGATTTGGTTGTGAACTGCAGCGTTAATCATCCTCATTACAATTTTATGCCACGTTTGAATCGTGGATTCTGTATATTTGTTTTCTTGTCTTAATTTGTCAATAAATTCTCGCTTATAGGTAATCTTATTTAAAGAAGATAGTTTTTGATTTCCAATTAATGGTGATATGTGAAATTTGATAGCAGATTCAATGTTTTGTTTAGTTGAAACACTCCAATTGTCTTGGGCGTAAGGTATCCATACGTCAATCCATTCATCTATGGTGAGTTGTTTATTTTCGATAAAGGAAGTGTTTTGTGTTTCTAAAGCATATTGGATTTTTAGCAATGCTTTATTCGCTGCTCTTTCGCTTTCAAATCCACGTTTGCTAGCTTCTTTTCGGTGTTTTAGAGAGTTGTAATAAGGATAGCGATATCCCCAAAAAGTTCCTTTTTTATTTGAGTAAGAAAAAACATATTTGTATTTTTTGGACCAATTTAGTTTCGCCATATTTTCACGTCCTTTTCTTTGTGGTAAAATAGGCGTAACAAAATAAGCCTATTTTGGTTCTATTTTTAACGCACAACTTCTTGGTCGGAGGGTGCGTTATTTTTTTATTTCCTCTTTTAGTTGTTCAATCGTAGTTTCTAATTGATCAATTTTATTAATTAGTATTTCAATTTTATCATTTGATTCTTCATCTTCATTATTACTTTTATTAAAATATTCTGTAATAGTTGAAGTAAGCATACCAATAAATCCAATTCCTAAAATCATTAAAATGATTGCCGCAACTCTACCTAATGGCGTAGCTGGTGAAATATCGCCATAACCAACAGTAGTTGTGGTCACTAAAGCCCACCAAAATGCATCAATATACGGGACATTTTCTGCATATGAGTAAATCATTGCTGAAATAACAATAAGAACTGAGCTTAAATAAATCACGTTTAAAAATCCATTCGTATTTAAAAATGATTTAGTGTTTCTTGTTAATTTGCCAACCACACCTATCGCTCTTGTTAGCTTTGCAAGTCTAGCTATTTTAGCTATTCGAAATAACCTAGCGATTCTAAAGAAAGAAAAAATAGCATCAAAAGGGATTATCGCAATCAGATCAAAAATATTTTCTTTAAAAAATTTGATTTTATTTTTTGAGATAATGAATCTAACAATGTAGTCAATTGTAAATGTGATTAAGATAAAATTATCAATAATGTTAAACGGTGGATTACTAATATTAATGATATTTGAAAAATCAAAAATAACTAAAGCAATTGAAATTAATGCTAAAACAACAATAGAGTAATTATAGATTTTTTGGTTTATCTTCAATGAAATTCTCTCACTCTCTAAATAGCAAGCTTTTTATTTTAAATAAGTTTCTTGTCCCATCTTTAAATTGTAATGGGTAATCACATTAGAATAATTAAATTGCCCATTAAAGCCCCTAGCGTGAATTGAACACGCTTAGACTCGCCAGAGAGGGGATAAGAAAAAAATTAATAGCTACCTTTCCAAGAGCTGTCTGCAAAGAAAACTTCAAACGAATTCCCATCATTGGTAATATCGAAGTATGCGGATCCATTTGCAGATTTGCCGGCTTGTATATTTTCAGAAAAATAATCCCAAGAATCCAGATTAGATTTTACATTGTTGGAATCATAAAACTCGAACATATGCGCATTCACATCAAAAGGTTTAGTTCCTGTATTTTTAACTGAAAAATCCACTTTGGCATAGTATAGTCCTTCTGGTTTATGCCAATCGTCTCCATTACTTTTTGTAACAGAGTTAATTGTTACTTCTAAACTATCATTAGTCTGCTGATTAGAAAACGAAATAGTGTCTCCGACAGCAGCTGTTTTATTATTTATATCTATACTATTAGTATCTTCAGTAGTTTTATCATCAGAAGATTCTTCAGGATGTTGGCCATTCTCATCTAAATAATTTCGTTCACTTAAATATACAACTTTATCTGTTTTAGGATTTATCCAAATTAGAAAAGTAGAAGTAGAAGTTTTATCTTCAAATGCATACTGTAACATCTTAAGATTTTTTATGTCTTTTGCCGATTCTCCATGTTCAGATAACTTCTTATACTTTGGAACAAGTTTTTCATTATCTTTACCGTCTAATAAATCAATCATTAATTTGTCCTTATTCACATTATTATTAAGTTCATCATAAACAAAATTAGTATCCCATTCTTTCATAGGTAAACCTAATTTTTTATAAACAGTTTTGGATGAATTTCCAACTTTTATAAGTTCAATATCACTACGTGAGAGTTCTTTTTTCTCATATATTTCACTAGAGCTACTTTTACTTTCTTGTGCATTTTTAGAGTTGCATGCTGATAATGATACTCCAAATAAACTTAAAATTATTACCCCAAAAAACATCTTTTTCACTAAAAATTCCTCATTTCTGTTATAATATTTTTATCAGCAAATCTCGAAATGAGGTTTTAAGTCCGTGTTGTCGCACGGGCTTTTTTAATTTAAATAAGTTTCTTGTCCCATCTTTAAATTGTAATGAGTAATCACATTAGAATAATTAAATTGCCCGTCATGTTTTTCAATAAGGCATTTAAACATATGATGATCCGCCTCAGCTTCCATCTTATTTCTAAAAGAAGGGATTTTATATAACTCCATGTAATCCGAATGGGAAACAACATGTTTGAACTCATGGAATATAGACTCTTCTTGTTCTTCGATAGATAAATTTTGATTTACGAAAATTATTCTTTTGACTGGCTCGTAACATGCGCGCTTATTTATTGGAGCGAAAACTAACTCTACTTCATATTCTTCCACCAACTCTTTGATACTTTTCATATAGCACACCTTTAAATTATTTTCCGAATCTCCCTTTCAAATAAGCACGAATAACTTCCCGATCATGATCATCCAAAGGCTCACCATCGAAACTCATCACATTGTCTAATACTTCATCTAAATCATCAGATGGTTTAGCACCAGCTTGGTTTGGATTTTCAGTACGACCTAATAAATAATCAACAGAAACATTAAAATAATTGGCTACAGCTTCAAGTTTATCCGAAGAAGGTGTTCGCTTATTCCATTGATAAATAGTATTTCGTCCAATATTTATTTCTTCTTCAAGCTGATAAATAGACACATCTCTATCTTTTGCTAGTTTTTTTATACGTTCCAAGAGGTTCATATGAATGCATTCTCCTTCTAGTTACGTGTTATTTACAAAAAAAGTTAGTAAAAACATTTGACATTTACAATATTTGTTAGTAATATAATCACGTAAGCTAATTTATTAGCTAATAAGTTCTCAAATAAAACCTACAAACAAAACTTAAAAATCGTTGGGGAACGGTAAAAGTATTGATTTAGAAGGCTTTTAAAGTCTTATTTAGCTATGGGTTCATTTTACAATATGTGTTAGAAAGTGTCAACGGATTTTATTAAATTAGCTAATTTTTTAGCTTACAAATTAAAAATAAAAGGGAGTGAGTAATAAATATGTCACAAGACTTAGCGATTGATGTTAGAGCAGCTCTAATTCGTGCAGGGAAAAACCAATCTTGGTTAGCAAAACAACTAGGGATTTCAAGTCCGTACTTATCAGATATACTTCATGGCCGCAGACGTTCAGAAGAGCAAGTTCAGAAAATCAAAAAAATCTTAAATATCAAGTGAGGTGATTAGAATGGAAAATTTTCTAGATTCATCTTCAAAAAACTTTCTATACAACATTATAGAAAAGATTCTAAGAAAAATGTTTGAGCAAGTAATAGATGAAGCTAGCCAAGGATTAAATGAACGTGCCGAGTATTTAGACATCAAACAATTATCGTCAAGGTATTCAATGTCTGTTCCCGAAGTTGAACAAAATTTTGTAAAAGACAAACGTATGCAAATGATCGAGAAAAGAAAACCTGGTACTAGCAAGGGAAAAAGATACTGGCCAGCTAAAGAAGCTATAAAAATTTGTAACGACATTATGAATCATTGGGACTAAGAAAGGATGATCACAGTGAAAAAAATATATCACTTAAGACGCATAGCGGCATTGCTAATAGTTTTTGGCTTGGGACTGTTAGTAGGTGGCAATATTGGTCCGTTAATTCAAAACATTTATATAGCGGCTTTTATCATTTGGTTGCTCTACTACGATTTAGCGTTAGAAGATCGAGAAATAAAAAACAAAAATAAAGACCCACTTCGACGGCTATCAAAGTAGGTCAGTTACAAATATCAAATTCAAGGAGAGTATATCAAAATGAATGGAAAAATTCAAAGTTTATTAATGGAATTAACAAATGAATGTCAAAAAGAGAAGGTCAATCTTGCTTGCGTAGCTGTTGATTCAGAAGTTGAAGGGGCAGGAGTTATACTTGCGGGTTCCCTACCTGGACAAGCTATAGCAGTTAATCAATTACTTGAAACTTTTAAAGAGACAGCCCTTTCCCATGATTGCGATTGTTCGAAATGTAAGGAAATTAAAGAAGCTTTTGCAGGTATAAAATCTTCTTCAACTAAACAAAATCACGAGACTGAACTCGATGTATTATTAAAAGCTTTCTTGCGAGGTGAGTTGCGATGATCGAAGTAAACGGACTAAGCGATTCAATTTTTGAAGCAATGATGATCAACGCTCAAAACAAAATTGTTCAAGATATCATGAATGCTGCCAGCGTAGGAAAAACAAGCGTAGTAGTTAAAGAAAAAGGAGCTACAGCACCGTTTTTGATGCAGTTAGAAGAAGAAGGAGTTTTTCACTTAGACGATGAAGACGGCAAAATAAAATTGTTTTGGGAGTGGTGAAAATGCCTGAATTTGATTCATTAGGAGCTAGACAAGAGCCGGCAGAAGAAAAAGAAGTATTAGAGCCAACATGGGAATATGACGAAGAAGAGGAGAATGACAATGAGTAACGACTTAACACAAATGACACAACGATCTTTAGATGAACAAGTCATCGGAAATTTAAATAGATTGCAAGAGCAAGGATTAGAAATGCCGCCAGGCTATAGCCCACAGAATGCTTTGAAAAGTGCTTTCTTTGAACTAACCAACAATTCAGGAGGTAATCTTCTTCAGTTGGCAGCTAACAACCCAGAAACTAAAACATCTATTTCTAACGCCTTGCTTGATATGGTCATCCAAGGATTATCACCTGCGAAGAAACAATGCTATTTCATTAAGTATGGAAATAAAGTCCAGCTTATGCGCTCCTATTTCGGAACCATGGCTGTATTAGATCGAGTAACAGGAGGGGCAGAGATCACGCCTGTTGTAGTAAGAGAAGGCGATGTATTTGAAATTGCTATGGACGGACCAGACTTAGTTGTTGCTAAACATGAAACATCCTTCGAAAACCTAGACAACGACATCAAGGCTGCTTATGTGGTTATTAAGCTAGCAAATGGTAAAGAAGTAACAACGGTCATGACTAAAAAACAAATTGATAAGTCATGGAGTAAAGCAAAAACAAAAAATGTTCAAAACGATTTCCCAGAAGAAATGGCAAAAAGAACTGTCATCAATCGAGCTGCTAAATATTTAATTAACACTAGTAACGATAATGATTTATTTGTGCAAGCTGCTAAAGACACACTCGAAAATGAATTCGAACGAAAAGATGTGACACCAGAGCGAGAAGAGCAAGCTGCGGTACTTGAAGAAAAACTATTTTCCAACAATAAAAAAGCTGTTGATAAAGAGAACGATAATGAACGAATTACACGTGTAGCTGACGTACCAGGGCAACCCGATATTGAACAAGCCAAACCAATTGAAAAAGAAGATTTAACGAAAATGGCTGAACAAATTTTAGAAGAGCCAGTTCAGGAAACTTTAGATGTGATGGCTGGTTATGAAACCAATCAGAAAGAGAGTGAAGCTGATGTCTCAACGATTGAAGAAGACGATTATCCTTTCTGATGAAAATTATTATTCACAAGAAGCGGACCTAGCTTATATGTCTGTCTCTCAATATAAAAAATTTCTTGAATGTGAAGCTGCAGCTCTTGCCAAGTTAAAAGGTGAGTGGACACCAGAGAGTGACCCGAAAGCATTGCTAGTTGGTAATTATGTTCATTCTTACTTTGAATCACCAGAAATTCATAAAGCATTTAAAGAAGAAAACAAAAGTAAGATGCTTTCTTCAAGAAAACCGTTTGGCCTACTGAAAGATTTCCAAATTGCGGAGCAGATGATTAAAAGATTAAAAAAAGAAGAAGCCTTTTTAAATATTTATCAAGGTAAAAAAGAAGTAATCGTCACAGGTGAAATCGGCGGTGCAATGTGGAAAGGGAAAATTGATTGTTTAAATTTAGAAGAAAAGTACTTTGTAGACATCAAGACAACCAAAGATATACACGAGAAAAAGTGGGATGAACGTTTAAACAGAAAAGCAAATTTTATTGAACGCTTCGGTTACGTGTTGCAAATGGCTGTTTATTGCGAACTGCTTCGGCAACAATATGACAAAAATTTTCTTCCTCTCATTGCAGCCGTTTCGAAACAAACACCTAGTGAAGCAAAACTAATCACTCTTAGCGAAGAAAAAATGATTTACGAATTAGAAGAATTAAAAGAAAACATCGAGCATGTTGTGCGAGTGAAAAACGGCAAAGAAGAACCAGTTAGTTGTGGGATTTGTGAATATTGTAGAGGACACAACAAAATTACCAATTTTACCAGTATGGACGATTTATAGGAGGTGCATAACGAATGAATACTGGATATATAAAATTGTATCGGAAAGTGACCAATTCATTCGTTTGGACCAACGCTAATATGTTTAAACTTTGGTCTTTATGTTTAATGAAGGCGAGCCATAAAGAAAGTAGATTTATTTTTAATGGTCAAGAAATAGCCGTGTCCAGCGGTCAATTCGTCACAGGGCGCGCCGTTATTGAGAAAGAGTTCAATGAAGGTGTCCCACGTGACCAACAGATTGTCGGGCGTACGTTATGGAGATGGTTAAAAAAATTTGAAAATGAGCAAATGTTGTCCATCTCATCAACCCCGAAATACAGCGTTATAACAATAAATAATTGGGATGACTATCAAGTCAATGACCAACAAGTGTCCAACAACCGTCCAACAAGTGTCCAACAGTTGTCCACATACAAGAATGAAAAGAATGATAAGAATGAAAAGAATGTTGTAGTAGTAGAAGAGCAGCAGTCAGTTTTTCAACTTTATCAATCAATTTTTGGAATGCTAAATTCGGTCACTACTCAAAATTTAGAGTACTGGTGTAATGATTTATCAACTGAATTAGTAAGTGAAGCTTTAAAAATTTCCGCAAAATCAAATGCTAGAAATTTCAAATACACTGAAAGTATTTTGAGAAATTGGGAACAAGAAGGCGTTAAAACTTTAGATGATGTAAAAGCATTAGCCGTAAAAAGAGAACGTACTACAACCAAGCAACAGAAATCAAACACAGGTCATTCGGATTACGATGATCTTGGATTTTAGGAAGTGAAAGAATGCAGTCAGCATCAGATGGATTTTCAAAAATGATTAAAACGTTGCTTTATATCACACCTATTCCATGCCCAGAGTGCGGAGGAAATCTTTATGCGTGGCGTGCCAAAAATAAAGATGGGTCCGATAGATGCCCGCCAACTTGTATGGAATGTGGATATAAAGCACGCAAAAAAGCAGAAGACCTCGAAACAGAAAAAATGTTTAACGATAGTTTGAAAGCCAGAGCGATTAATTATCTGAAATATAGTTCGCTTTACACCGACAAAAATTTAATTAATTGTCGTTTTAAAACTTACAAAACAGTAGACACAGAAACTAAGCTTGCTTTTGAAATTGCCAATCGAGCCACGACTGAAATTCTTTTGAATAAACCAATTCATATGATTCTTTCAGGCAAAAGCGGTGTTGGTAAAAGTCATTTAGCTATGTCAACGGCATGGGAAGTGTTGGAGAAATCAAACTATGATAAACGCTGCTTATTTATTAGCTATGCGGAACTCTTAGAACAGCTAAAATTTGCGATGAAAGATGAACAAGCCAGAAAGACAATAACAGGAACCTTAATGGCAGAGATAAAAAGCGCTGATTTAGTTGTTTTGGACGACTTAGGGGCCGAGTTAGGCGTTAAAGGGAATGACAGTACCAACTTTAACAATGACACCTTAAATCGCATTGTAGAAGCTCGGCAGAATAAAGCAACAGTGTTTACAACCAATTTAACTGGTAAAGAAATGAGTCAAGCTTATGGGGAGAGAATTCTTTCTCGTATCATGAGTAATTCACAAGGTTTTGTGATGAAAATTGAAGGGACATCAGACAAACGAGTAGCAGGTATCTGAAATGTTATTTTTAGCGAATATATTCAGCGTAGAACAGTTTTACAATCAAGCGAATATAAATAGATGTAAAGAAAGAAAAAAGGCTTAAAACGCATTTTAAAGCCTTAAAAATAAATCGATAGAAAGGGGAATTATTCAATGTCGTATGTAGTAAAAATTTCAGCCTATCTTGGCAAAGATGGTTGGCCGGTAGCTAATTTAAAAGATGCTTTGCTATTTGAGCATAAAGAGACAGCAGCTATCGCAACAATCGTATCTGGCGGAACCGTTTCAGAAGTAAAGGAAGCCATTATAATGCCAGAAAAACCGAAGAAACATATAGGGAAATCTATTAAACGGGTTGATAAGAAGGAACCGACCGAAAAAGCTACCAAAAGTAATCAAGCCTGGATGAAAGGGGCTAAATAAGAATGAAGTGTGTTAGATGTCAAGATCAGCGCGTGATTTGGGGCAAAGACAGATTTAATTATGCAACACCTATTCCATGTCCTGAATGCAATAAAGATGGAAAAGCAGTTCGAGCGGAAACAGCGACCAAGGAAAGGGAGTTAAAACAATGCAATCACCAACAGCCCTGAATAAGCGAGGAAATAAAGTCACGATTGATGGTTACACATTTGATAGCCAGAAGGAAGCTAACTTTTATACAAAGTTTGTCAAAGATTGCGGATTACCTTTTGAAGTTCATCCACGGTTTAAACTAACTGAACTTACACCAACTGCAGATGGTATAGGCAAAATTTCGGCGATAGCTTATTCACCTGATTTCATAATAAAAAACTTAGATGGGAGTTGGAGACATGTTATTGACATTAAAAACTCTTTTGGCGTGTATGGCATTGACCAATCCGTTAAGCTTCGTTTTCGTCTATTTGCCCTTAGATATGGTCATCCAGTTGAAGCGATTGTTGTTCGTGCTAGAGATTTTAAAGTGATCACTCAAGGTGTAACTAAGCCTTTAAACGAAAAAAGACCATTCATAACCGATAATTTCGATTACGAATGGAAAGATGCAACTAATTATTAAACGAAAGTAGGAAAATAAAATGACAAAACAAGTAAATTTCAGACCAGAAGTGAAAAAAGTGACATCTAAATCAAACGGAAATATCGAAGTGCTATTAGTGGTTAGCAACGCTTCATTAAAAGGAAAATATGAAAGTTTAAACGAATTTTTAGGCAAAACAGTATCAACGACCATTGAGCCAGAAACAGTAGAATACAAAGTACCAGTTAACAAGCAGACGAATAAACCAAATGTCGAATACGTTGTAAATAACGACGGAACAGTTGAAGTTCTAAAAGAAGAACAAACTTCTTTAGAAATGGGCGATGATGTGCAAGAAGTCGAAGAAGTTGCTGTGCAAGTATCGAAAGAAACCATTGATGAATTCATCAAGAAGGCAACAACAATCGAATGGCCAGAATCAGTAACAATCAACGTTCGTGGCGTGTTGCATCGAATCGATGAAGGGGAAGCGCTAGAAGAAATTGCGGCTGATCATGATGTTTCAGTTGAAAATCTAATCAACCAAGTTGAACTTGCACGCCAACATTTTGCACCGTTTGCAGATTCTTGGAGCAAAAACAAAGAGAACATCATTTTCCCTAAAAAGACAGTTGAAGATGATGAAGAAGAAATCGAAGAATAATCTCGTAGAAAGTGAGTGTTCATTTTGCTTGAGATTTATTATACGCCAACATCCGCAATAATTGCGGATGCATTGGCTAAAACATATGAAGTTGTTTCTTTAGAAACAGCTAGAAATATTGCCAAAAATTTTAAGGCTAGTTTGAAGCAGAAAACGGACCTTTATGTAATTGAAAGCATTTTGATTGATGCTGGTTATAAAAAAGAGCCAATAGAGTTTAAGCTTTAGAAGAAACCTTAATCGATAATGCTAGGTGAATTATACATGATTTTGGAAATCTATAATAAAGGCGCAGGTCAATTCTTAACACCATACTATGTAGATCATCTAATGGCAAAAATGAATTTTAGCGAAAAGGGCAAACAATTGAAAAAGGGATAGCCATTACAAATGAATTGGACTTTAGTTCCTGGTTCAAAAGGTGCAGTGAAAGTTAAACATCGTTCATATAATAACAGCACATAATAACAACACATACAACGATGTAGATCGCTTCTATCCAAATGACGAAAGCTACTATCAAACAAAAGAAATGCCTTAGATTGTTAAACAGTTACAACAGCCAATTCAAGGAACTCAATCAGGGATGTCACAACAAAACAATTGACAAGCACCACATCCAGCTCAACAACCAACTCAAGGATATCAGCCAGCAGCATTTTAGGAGATTTGCATATGGACAAGACAATGAAGATTAATTTTACTGGGGGTTTTGTGGAACTTTTTATTTCACTTCCTCAAGTGTGTGAACAAGGATGTTGGAAAATGAGAGTTATTGGGAAGATTACAGCTTCTGATGAAACTACAAAAGCCGAAGGGAGAAAAATCCTAATAAATAAAGGATTTACGACCAACGGCAATAAATTAAATGAGTTTTATAAAATAATTGAGGCTAATTTATTTTAGATTTATCTTCTTCGATATATTTTGTAGCAAAACCTACATCTATATCAGCAGCAATAAATAATGAAGCTGATCGAATAAACCTTTTCATATCTTGTATATCAATAGATGTATGTTTTTTAACAAAGTGAGTCTCATCATTCCCAATCCAAGTAGCTAATTCAGCCAGTGCTTGAATTTTTGGGAAATCATTATATCTAGTTTTAATTGTGTTCATTAAAGTTTCTTTTTCAATAGTTTCTTTTTTAGCAGGTGCTAATTCTATAGCATAGGATTTGATTAAGAATTCTAATGACTTTCTGAAACCGACACCAGCAATTTGATCAAGTCCCATAGACTCAGCTTCTAAAGATTGATTATAAATTGACGAAAATTCAGGGAAATTCGTATTTATTTCATTTGGTAAATCATTAGATAGCATAGGTTTATAGGTATATATAATTTTCTCGTCTATATCAATTGTACTTCTTTCTGAATATTTACTGAAACCAAAAGCTTGAATATGATACTTTTTGCATTTTGGATTTGTACATGAAAGGAACACCCCGAATGTTCCCGATAACTCACTAGAAAGTGAATTAGAATTTGCAGAAATTACTGTAGGATCGATTGGTATTCCGCAATGAGGACAAATTGGATCAAGAGTAACAGTTAGCCTCTCCTGTTCTCCATCAGAATAATATAGTGTGATTCTCTTTTCCAAAAAAAAACATCTCCTTTTATTTTTTATTAAAGTATACCAATAAAGAAAGGAATTTTCTATGCAACTTAGACCATATCAAGAAGGATCTCGTTCCGCTGTTCAAAATGAATGGCAGAATAACAAAAAGAAAACGTTGTTAGTTTTGCCTACAGGATGAATCTGAATGAAACTATATCGATATGAAAGTTCAAAAAATACTGGGTGTTGGACAGAAAGCCTAAATCACTCAAATAAAAAATTCGAAGAGGAAAAAGGCTACTTAATGGTTGACGATCCTGAGGAAGATGAAACAGTAAAACTAGTCACAATTGAGGTGATAAACGTTTTAAAATCCGTAAGAATGACCGTAACTATCAAAAAGGCGATATCTTACGCTTAAACGAATATCCAGACGGACAGTATACAGATGATGTTCATGTCGCATAAATAACATACATTACAGATTATATTCAACAAGATGGTTATGTAGTGTTAGGAATTAAGTGAGGAGGACGGATAATCAAGTTTTAAGAGATTTAAACCAATTCCTAATAATGTCTATAATCAAACCCAGAGAAAAGTATGAAATAAAATGAATTAAAGATGAAATAAACATTCTTACAGAATAAGGTTGATTCATATAAAATTCATCTAACTTAGGGGATTTGATAAGCAGATTCGTACCTATAAAATCTGTAATAGCAAATAGGAATCCCTTATTGTCATAACCACTAACCCAAGTAGTTATAACGATAAGACTGAACAAGCTTAATAGAATAGTGAATAAATACTTTTTCATGTAGAATGCTCCTCAAATAATTTATTAAAACTAATTTTAGATGGAAATCAAAACCAGATTTAATCAGTTTATTGCATACATTATCCATAGAATAAACAGTATTAATAATATAACGAATAAAGCAGAACCTGTGGCAATAAAAAAGAAAGGCCAATCGACTGAATTTTTAAAGTCAGGCCATGTTTGAATTTTTCCATTTTTAATTACATCAATTTCCAAGTTATATAAATAACTCAATAAAATAAGTCCTAAAAGGATTGAATAATCTTTATGAGTGAATACTATATAAAAATAGATTATTAACCACACAATGCTCGATAATATTCTTTTACGCAAGATAAACGTTAATTTTCTTTTCAATTAAACGACTCCTCGAAATTTTCGTTAATTTTCTTAGGAAGATACACATAAATAGTATATGACTACGGACTATGAAATTTTAGTTAAAAGCCAGCCGACCACTGACTGGCTAATGTGTTAGAAGACAACTGTTTTCCGCCAGTCGTCCTTTAGGTGTGCATTAGCACTTGTCCTAAGTAAAGTGCTAGAGTTCGTGTGACCGTATAGGTCAATAAAGCGTCTCTGGTGGAGACAGGAACTACTGGTAACTGTTTGCTCGCAATTACCATAGAAAAAGAGGAAATTATTCCAGAAATAAAATCCCCAAGAAAGTTAACATGATTATATCATGAGTAAATGTATTTGAAAATAATGTCACATAGTTCGTATTGTAAAAAGTTTATTTAGCAGAAAAATAAAAAAGCCGGATTCCTCCGACCGTTGGTAATATTCTCGACACGAATATTATACCATAAACGGGGGAATCAAGGGATGGTACTTTTTGACGTAAAGAAATATGAAACACCAGATGCAAAGGATGTAGACATGGAACAAACTAAACATAACGTAAGTGTGTTCCTGTCTGCCTATCTTGCTGCTAGATGTCGTGTTGGCCAGCCGAGGGAACCAAAAGTAACAGCTTCATTCTCTTTGGTTCCACCATCAACGGCCAATAACGTTTTCGAAGCCGAGCAAATGTTAATCCAGAAAGAAGAAGCCCAAGAAGAGTTTGATTACCTTCATAAGCTTTTTGTTAGAGGTTATTCTGCGATTCAGCATCCGCACAAACCAGATGTTACCGAGCGAAGAAAAAGAATCTTCTATGACCGTTATATCAACGGCAATCCGATCTATCTAGCAGCGCAACGGAATTGCATCAGCGAAGAATCAGTGAAACAAGAATCTAATATGATTATTGTTCAATTTGCTTCGGCACTGGAACTGGTTGCTTTTAAGTAGCCATTTACTACACTTTTTATACCTCTTTTATACACTTTATCTACACTTCATATACCTTCTAAATGAGTTATTATGATAGTGTCAAAAAAATAAGAAATGCGACACACTTACACAAATACATTAACGGAACGATTGCCTACTTATTTTTTTGATTTGAGATTACAAGGAAGTAAAAAAATTCTACTTTCTTCGTTTAGTCACTTGTGGTCTCATTTAGATTCTCTCGCGAACCACCAATTATAAAACTAAAGAAGTGAGGTGAATTTCCTCTCTCTTTTTTCTACAGGTTTGCGAGAGTTAATGGAGCATAGCTTAATCGGCAGAGCAGCGGTCTCCAAAACCGTTGGTATAGGTTCGAATCCTATTGTTCCAGTAAGTGGCATAAGCTGCTTAAATAAAATAGATTGTCAATAAATGATCGGAAAAACAAATTGGCGCTACTACCTTTCACGAGGGCTGCATATAAATGCAGTCCTTTTTGTTTGAGACAAAAATTGATACTTAAGGCTCTAGTTACAGAGGTAGCCAGAGTACTTTCTAAATAAACTTCTCTATTTGTCTTTTGGACAAATTTACGTATGAAGGCGCCTATTAATGTAGATAACTAAAATAAATCTACAAATTTATAAAGAAAGGAAAAATAGTGATATGGAAGAATTTAATAAATTATTACAAAGCAACAATTATTCTCAAATAAAGATGGAGGAAAATAATATGTTTAAAAATGGAAAAATCTTGTCTGCTAAAGGAGTTATGATTAGTTACATTAACATTATGAATGGAAAAAATAGAAAACGAGATCAAAAAAAAGCTGCAAAAGATCTTTTAAAAATGAAGCAGCATTTAATTAAAGAAGGGCTGTGGGATGCTAACAAGGCAAGAATATTAGACTTGTTAAGTTAATGTATATATTCCTTACCAAAGTTAAAAGTTCAAAAGAGATTGCTAAGTGCAATCTCTTTTTTTATTTTGAAAGGAGGTTTGATTTATGAATAAAAAAGAACAGATTAAAAAGCAGCAAGCACAGTTCTTAGAAATCATGAAGAAGGTTCGTGAAGAGAAAGATATAGATGCGCTTGCAGACTTGTTTATTGAAATCATTTCGGTATATGGGCTGAAGATGGATGAGACATCAGCATTACTTTATTACGTTCAGAAGGAAACACTTGAAGCAGATCACAATGCACAGTTCTTAAAAGAACGATTGAAACTTGATGTTAAGTCGCTAGGTATTGAAGGTGTGCTGCAAGTACAACGTGCGTTGGTTAACACTTACCTTTCTAATATTGCCAACAATGATTGATGTATCATCCAAACAAGCACGAGCAAAGTTCTATGGCTCATCAGAGTGGAGAAGATTAAGACAGCAATGTTTAGAGCGTGATCATTACGAATGCCAGTGGTGCAAACAAGAAGGTAAGTTGACAACTCAATATGATTCTATTCTTGAAGTGGATCACATTAAAGAGTTGGAACGTTATCCGCAGCATGCCTTGAATATAGACAACCTAAGAACATTGTGCAAGGACTGTCATAATAAACGGCACGGTAGATTTAACTATAGAGAATCGAAAAGAAAAAGAAAGTGGGATGATGAATGGTGGTAGAGGACAGTTTCAAATCGTTTGATAAAGTAAGTTTTGATTTGTCGAATCAATCAGATGCAACTAGTTATTTCGTAACGATTCTTATTCCTGAGGGTTACTTAAACGAATTCGTTAGCGTTTGTAGTGAAAATAATCCACTGAAAGAACATTTCGGAGTTGTGGGAGAAACACAGCTTAAAACTAAAGAAAGTGGGGGATAACATACCCCCCGTCGAAATATTTTGCCATAAAGTAGGGACTGCGGGAACCGGTGGATGGGGTCAACTGTCCAAATATAAGAGATAATTTTTTTACTAGGGGGGTGTAGGACATTAGGATAGCAGATTTGAAAAAACAATTATTAAAACAAATTGATGAAAATGATCAGATTGAACTTGAAAAAGTTGAAAGATATATTGATTTAGTAAAGCTTTATCGGAAAATGAATAGTTCAATAACTAAATTCGGAGCAATAGTTGAGGTGGAAAATGGTACGCAAAAATTTGTAAAACCTAATCCTGCAATCGCTGAAAAAGTGAAAATATCTCGTGCATTAATAACGCTTGGTAAAGATTTAAATTTGGATCCACTGGATCAAACGATTACCGCTCCAGATGATGATTATGATGAGAGTGATTTAACATGATACATCAAAAACACGTTGATTTTTATATTAATCAATTCAAAACTGGTCAGATTAAATTCAATCAGGAGCGGAAGGATTTAATTGAATATTTAGAGCGTGATGTACTCAGTCGTGACGATGTTTATTTTGATGATGAGATGATTGATAAATGTATCGCCTATGGAGAGAAATGGTTTTTTCCAATGCAGCCATTCCAAAAATTTTTAATTGCGTTTGTCTTTTTCTTTTTCAAGAAAAATGACCGTCGGGTGTATAGAAAGTTTCTTTGGATGTTTGGACGTGGGGGTGGCAAGAATGGTTTGCTATCTGTGGTTCTAAACTTTTTACAAACCGAGGTACATGGAATAATGGATTACAACATATCGATTGTTGCAAACTCAGAGGAGCAAGCTAAGACGTCATTTGAAGAAATTTACAATACAATCAAACGAAATAAAACGTTGCAGAAAGCTTTTGAATATGGAAAATCAGTTATCACAAGCAAGAAAACTGGCAGCAAACTTAAGTATCGAACGAGCAACGGAGAAACAAAAGATGGTTTGCGAGATGGCGCAGTAGCATTCGATGAAATTCATCGGTACGAATCGAATAAAGATGTAAAGGTCCATATTAGTGGTTTGGGCAAAAAACCAAATTCAAGGGAGTTTTATTCTGGAACTGACGGATATGTTCGAGAAGGGTTCTTGGATAGTATGAAAGAAAAAGCGAAAAGAGTGTTGAATGGTTCAGTCCGTTTCAATGCTCTTTTTCCATTCATTTGTAAACTTGATTCAGAAGATCAAGTGAATAATCCTGAAAACTGGGAACTTGCGAACCCGATGTTTCATAAACCGTTATCTAATTATGCTGAAGAACTGTATGAAACGATCATGGAAGAATATGAGGACTTAGAAGACGATCCAAGTAACAGGGAAGAATTCATGACTAAACGTATGAATTTACCTGTCACAGACTTAGAAAGATCGGTGGCTAGTCGTGAAGAAATTCTAGCGACCAACAGACCATTCCCAACTAACCTAATTGGAAAACAAGCCATTGGCGGTTTAGACTATGCCAGTCTGCGTGATTTCGCCGCCTGTGGACTTTTGTTTCGTGATGGGGATGATTATGTATTCAAGACCCATTCGTTCGTTAGAAAGCAATTTGTGGACATTTACTATGGATATTCTCGTAAGGCTTCTGAAACCACAAAAGAAAAATTTGCGCCGATACGTGAATGGGAAGAAAAAGGATTACTAACGGTCATAGATGGCCCCACAATTGATCCTAAAGCAGTCGTTGGTTGGTTTGTTGAACAACGGGAAAAATATGGCATAACAAAAGTAGTAGCTGATAATTTTCGTATGGATCTTTTGCGCCCTTTGTTTTTGAAAGAAGGCTTCGAAATCGAAGTAATCAGGAATCCAACAGCTGCTGATAATTTGCTAGCACCTAGAATTGAAGATGCTTTTGCTAACAATCACATTATTTTTGGCGATAATCCGCTCATGCGTTGGTATACAAACAATGTACTTGTTAAGACCAACGGCGATGGTAATAAATCATATAAGAAGAAAGAAGAGGTAAGGCGTAAGACAGACGGGTTCAAGGCGTTTGAATATTGTTTATGGCGTGTTGATGAAATCGTAAATTACAACTATGAAGATGCCTTTGACATATTGGATGAAATTGAGTTTTAGAAAAGAGCTAGGTGCTAGCCTAGCTCTAGTAAATTACTTTTTAGTCCATTTATTACCGGGCTTTTGAGTTGGGGGTAATCTATCACCAGAATCGATTTTAACTTCTCTTGGTTTTGATACTTCGCCACCTCTAGGACCGACTTCTTTATAAGTACCTGGTCTTTGGTTGTCTGTGCCAGGCGGTATTAATTTGTCTGCCATAGTGAGTATCCTCCTTGCTTTATTTCAGTTTATTACAACTGATAACTTTATTATATCACCTATGGTAATGCTTACAAATTAAATCTTAGAAAGGAAGTAATTATTATGTATAAACCGCAATATCTAAACATTGTTAGAACAACAAAATCAGCTTATGGCAACAATATTGCTTATTTCAAAAAGACATTTGTTGCTCATAACGGCTATAAGTGGGATGTACCAACGAAAAAAGAAAATAAATCAGGTCGTCATTTTTTAGGAAAAATAAAATAACGTGTAACTACAACAGAAAGGGGGTGAATGAGTGAGTTTATTCGATGTCTTCAAACTATCAGTAAAAAATGAAGAACCGTCCGACTGGCTTCCAGATTTTGTTGCAGGGGATGAATTAGCTACACGGTCATATTTAAAAATAATGGCTAAAAATACCGTTATAGATTTTGTTTCAAGGACTATGTCCACATTAGAAATAAAATTCAAAAGTACAGGAATGGAAGATTGGGACTATATATTAAACGTTCGGCCTAACTCGGATATGTCTGCTACCACATTTTGGCAAACCTTCTTCTTTCGCTTGTTAGATGAAAATGAAGTGTTGGTTATTTTAAAAGATGACCAACTTTTAATAGCTGATGACTATACAAGAGAACAAAAAACAATCACAGATGATTGCTTTACCAACGTTTACGTTAAAGACCAAGTGTTTACAGAAAAATTTTACATGTCAGATGTCATTTATTTAAAGTACAACAGTAAAGAGCTTGATTCATTTACTAAGGGTTTATTTAATGACTATTCGGAATTGTTCGGACGAATACTAGAAATCTCCATGCGAAATAATCAGATTCGTGGTTCTGTTTCAATTGAAGCCACTGGATCAATGAATGAAGAAAAAGGAAAAGATGGCAAAACACGTTCGGAAAGATTACAAGAGTATGTAAATAAAATTTATCACGCTTTTAGCACTAAAGCAGTTGCTATAGTACCAAAAGTTAAAGGATTTGATTATGAAGAATATACGAACAAACAAGGTTCTTCTAATCAGTCTCTTGAGGAATTAAATAAAATGAAATCATCGTTAATTGATGATGTAGCCAACGCCATAGGAGTACCTACGGCGCTTATTTATGGTGAAAAATCAGAACTTGATTCCAATATCAAAGCTTTTAGAAAACTATGTATTATTCCTTTAATGAAAAAGCTGCAAGATGAATTAACTGCAAAAGTTCTTACACGCCAAGAGTATAAAAATGGCGAACGAATTAAAGTAACTAAAGTTTTACCTGTAAGTATTCTAGAAAATGCAACTCAAATTGACAAAATTGTCTCTAGTGGAACATTCCTAAGAGACGAAGTGAGGGAAGAAACGGATTATGATTCGTTGCCAGATGGAGAAGGTAAGAAGCTAATTATGACTAAAAATTATGCACTCGTGAAAGGGGGTGAGGAAGAGAATGATAAAGACTAGAAACGTGCCGTTTCAGTTTTCTAACGAGTTAGTTGAAGGTAAAAGAGTTTTAACTCTTTCGGGAAATATCAGAAAAAAATATTGGTCCGATGATGATGTTATTGATGCGAAAAGCATCAGGGAAACTTTAGATGGAGTGACAGACGATATTACCATTAAATTAAATAGCCCAGGCGGAGATGTGTTTGAAGGTGTTGAAATTTACAATTATTTAAAAGATCACCCCTCAAAAGTAACGGTAGAAGTTACTGGTGTAGCAGCTTCAGCAGCAACATTCATTTTGTCGGCAGCTGATGAAGCGATTATGAATGTAGGGACTTCAGTTATGATTCATGAAGCTTCGACTTTTACATGGGGAAATAAACAAGATATTCAAAAGACTTTGAATGCTTTGGAAACTATCGATGATTCCATTCTTTCAATTTATTCACAAAAAACAGGTCAAACAACAGATCAATTAGAAACATGGATGAAGGAAGAAAAATGGTTCACAGCTGAAGAAGCTGTAGAATATGGTTTTGCAACAGAAGTTAAGAAAAACACCGAAAAAAATTCAACTGATTCAAAGGAAAATATAGCTGAAATGGTGAAAAATGCTGTTGCGGAAGCTATGTCTTTAAACCAACAAGCTGTGACGAATGAAGCAAAACAAGAATCAAAACCAAAACAAAAATCTTTAATAAATAGATTAACTAAAGGAGCATGATTATGACATTAACATTAAAAAACAAAACAGATGAAGCGAAGAAACAATTTAATGCAGTATCAACAAATGAAGAGGCGACATCAGAACAGGTAAATGCTGCTTTAGAAGCATATGTTACTGCTGTTGCAGAAGATGCAGGAAAGCAAGTACGAGCTGAATATGAAGAGCTGAAAAATGTAACAGATAACCGTGTGCTTGAAGCTCGTGGTATTCACACTTTAACTAATGAAGAAACAAAATTTTATAACGAAGTTGAAAAAGCGGGTGGATTTGATGAAGATTTAGTCTGGCCAGAAACAATTTTAGAACGTGTTTTTGAAGGTTTACAAGAAGAACGTCCATTGTTAAAAATTATTAATTTTACCCCTTCAGTAGGTAAAACTAAAATTACACGTTCTCGTCGTAAAGGTGTAGCGGTATGGGGGCCACTTCATAAAGATATTGAAGGGAAATTAGATGCACAATTTGGTGCAACAGAATTTAATCAATTGGCTTTAACAGCGTTTTTCTTAATTTCAAATGACACTTTAGAATTAGGTCCACGCTGGGTTGACCGATACGTTCGTTTATGTTTATCTGAAGCAATCGCAGAAGCATGGGAAAAAGCAATTATCAATGGGTCTGGTCATAATCAGCCTATTGGACTAACAAAAGATATGGATGCGGCAATTGATCCGACAAATGGATATGCTGATAAAGAATCAGCAGGGATCTTAACTTTTAAAGATTCACAGACAATGGTTAAAGAATTCGCAATGTTATTGAAGAAAGCTTCTAAATATACCGATAAAGTCGGCGATGGTGACGAGGGAGAGGAAAAAACAAGAAAAGTTAAAGGGAATGTATACTTAATTGTTAATCCATTGAACTATTACGATATTGTTGCTCGTGTCACTACCCAAAATGCAAATGGCGTATTCGTTTCAAACTTACCATTTATTTCTGAAGACCATATCATTGAATCTTTAGAAGTAAAAGAGAATAAATTGATTGCTTTTGTTGGTGGAGAATATGATGCTACGCAATCACGTGCAGAAAAAGTCTATGTTTATAAAGAAACATTTGCAATGAAACGTGCAACATTATACGCTGCCGACTTATTGGGCAATGGTGAGCCAGCTGATAACGATGCAGCGCAAATTTATGATATTAAAATTGACGATGGAGAACCAGCAACAAAGTAAACACCCCTGTTGTTAATAAGATAAACCCAACAACAGATGGGGCAACTATCGATTTGAAATAGCACGGGGGGATTAGATGGAATCATATTTAAAGGAGTTCAAAGAAAGAAATCAAATCTTTCATTCGTCAGACGATGACTCTATAAAAGAACAATTAAATGATTCCTTTGAAGATATTCGAACGCTTATAGGAGATTTTGATCCAAAAGTATATCGAAAAGGAAAAGAACTTGTTTTTGAAAGAACTCGTTATGTAAGAAACGAAGCCTTAGAATACTTTTATCCCAACTTTCAGCAAAGCATTATGGATGCTTCCATCGATATTTCAGGAGGTGAAGGATTTGGCAATACACCCTAATTATAAACGTCCCAAAATAGGAGCTGGCGAATTAAAAACGCCAGTTTCTTTTTTTCAGTTTATTCCGGGAGAAGGGCCTGAACCTGGCGAAATAGTAAAGAAAGAACTTCATTCATGTAAAGCGCAAATCTACAATCCGTCAATGAAAGACATGGAAATATTGAACGCAAAAGGAACTAAAGAGGGGCTGACAATTAAAATCCGTGATCCACACCAAGACTATATTCCTAGCAACAAACATAAAGTTGTTATTGACGACTATAGAGCTTTACCAGTGGGCAAAGAATGGGAAATCGTATATGTTTCACCAGATTTTGAAGATAACCGTTTTATCAAGATTGTTTTAGGGATAACGTCATGAGCGAAGTCACAGGAACTGAAGAGATTATCAAAAATATAGAATCAAAATTGGGGAAAGCAAGAACTAGTCGAATGGTAAACAAAGCTTTAAAAGTCACGGGAGATGAAATAGTTAAAGTGACTAAAAATGCTGTTGCTTATTACAAAGATTCTGGGGCCACCTATGATGAAGTTGTAAAGTCAAACGTAAAAGGTGCTTCCTATGGTATTAAAGAAATTGATGTAGGTTGGCGAGGAGATAAGAGCCGTTGGCGGTTAGTCCACCTGAATGAGTTTGGTTATACAAAAAGCGGCAGGTACATTCGCCCTCGAGGTATGGGAGCGGTGCAGAGGGCTGCTGACCAATCAAAAGCAATTGCAAGGAATAAAACACGTGAGGTATTGGAGGAATTAGCCAAGTGAAAGATATGATGATGTTCGTTTATAACGCATTGATTGAAAATGAAACAATTAAAGAGCTTGTGACACCTCAACGAATTAAGTTCTATGAAGTGCCAGAAACTTTAGATACTACCAAGCCCTTCATTATCATTGACAACTTTCTTGGTCCACAAAACAACGCCTATTTTGGCAACAACAAAGCTTTGTCAATTCGCTTCAATTATCAAATCAACGTGGAAAGCATGGACAGAATGGTAACCAAGAAAATTTCTAAAGCAGTTGAAGAAACGATGAAACAAATTGGATTTGGTCGCCTAGATGGTGGCTTAGATCAGTACTTTAACGAAACAAAACGTTTTGTAGATGCAAGACGTTACAGAAAAAATACACAAATTCACGACACCGACTATTAAGTTGGTGTCTATTTTTTAGGAGGAAAAAATATATGCAAACTTATGGATTTAGCAGAATCACTATTCAACAATTGGACAATGAATTAAAGCCAGTCGCTGGTAAGAAACATGTCATTGATGGCAAGCCAAAAGAAGGGGCCGCAGCAAGCTTTGAAATTACAGGACTAACCAAAGAACCGTCAAAAGTTTTCGGATCAAATATTGCATACTACGTGGCACGTAAAGGGCACGGAGATATTGCGGCAAACTTAGGTATCTTAGATGTACCATCAGCCATTGAACATGAAATGTTAGGGCATAAAAAAGCTAGCGAGGAAAGCAAAGTTTATCATATTGGCGAGGATACAGAGCCACCTTACTACGCAGTATTAATCGAATCAGAAGATTTGTATGGCGAAAAACTTGGCTTCGGTATGTATGCAGGCACATTCTCATTAGATGGTGTCAAAGGCGAAACATTAAATGATGACGACTTTACGCCAGAGCCTGGCGAATATGTTTATTCTGCTGTTTCTCGTCAAATTAACGGTAAAAAAGTTACTGTCGGTTTTGCAGATAATTCAGAAGCTCTAGCAGAATTGACAACAGAATTATTTGGTGAAGAAACACCAGCGCCGGAAAAGTAGCAAGCCCCACAGTGGGAGCTGTTACTCCCACCACAGATGGGGCTAATATTGAATTAAGTTAGGAGGACAAGAAATGTCGTTTATTCCACCAGAAAAATTTAGACTGTATAAAAAAGGTGAAACTAATCCTGTTGCAGAAGGTGTTTCACCTTTAGCTATTACAGGAATTGTCGCAAATACGGATGTTTTAGCAGGTGACTTTACTGTCACAGGTGTTGCTACTGTTAACGGTGAAGAAAAAGAATCTGATCATGTGGATGTACCAGCGTTTAAAACACTACCTATCGCAGTTACTGGAATTACCTTGGATAAGACTGAATTAGCTTTAAAAGTTGGTGAAACAGCAACGTTAACACCTACAGTCATGCCAGAAAACGCAACAAACAAAGCGTATAGATTCAGTTCTGAAGATGCAGCGATTGGAACGGTAACGCCAGTTCAAGGAAAAGTAACAGCCGTTTCGGAAGGTGTTACAAAACTTGTTGGCACAACTGAAGACGGTAATTTTACAGCAGAATGTACATTAACGGTAACAGCAGCAGAATAAAAATTATTGATTAAGGACGGCTTTAGTTAGTCGTCCTTTTTTTGGAGGTTAAAAAATGGAACGCAAAATTGAACTAACTTTACGCATTGATGGCGAAGAAAAAACTTTTACTCAAGACTTTGTGCCTTTCTCAAAACGTAATGACTATATTCGTTTAGAGAAAGAAGTAGAAGAAGCAGCAAAGAAACGTGATAAGGAGCCAATACAAAAAGATTATTTGGATATGCAAATTCAGTTTGTCGCAGATCTGTTTGACGAAAAAGAAGTGACTAAAGAATCAATCATGAATGGATTAGATTCACTAGACATCGAAAAAATTTGGGAAATCATACGGTACCGTGTTTTGGGATTCTCAAAAGAAGATGATGAAGAAGCAAAAAAAGCAATGACGGAGGAAATTTAACTTGGTCCGAACTTTATGAATTACAAGTTGATTTTGTCCGTGATGCGATTACCAATCTTGGTTGGACGATTCGGGATTTGATGAATACTGATTGCTTGGATATTGATGAAATTTTATTGAAGGCACCAAAGAACAAGAAAACTAAAAAGAAAAAACAAGAGGTGCGACCATTAAGTGAATTAGTCAAGCGTGGTGGTGCATAAAGGGAAGGAGGTAACTAAATGAGTGGTGGAACACCGTTAGGGAACATGGTCATAAAGCTAGGCTTGGATAGTTCTGATTTCGGTCGTGGTGCAGCAAATGCTAAAAAAGAAGTTCGCTATTTAGCGAAAGAAATGCAAGCTAATGCAAAAATCGCTGATATGGCGGGCAATCAAATGGGCAAGCTTGGCACTCGTTTTGATGGCTTAACTAAAATCATTGGAGCACAAGAGAAACAAGTTGCTGCGCTGAAAAAAGCTTATGACGAATCTTTTGTAGATGGAAAAGCGACAGAATCAACTAAAAGGTTAGCAACTCAATTGCAAGATGCCAATGGTAAACTAGCAAATTATCGATCTCAATTAATTCAAACAGCTGGTCAAATGGCAGAAATGCAAGTCAAAACCACTGGTGCCACTGGCGCCATTTATAATGCCAGCGAAAAAATGATTTCTAGTGGACAAAAAATGGAAAAAGTTGGGGGAGCCTTGACCAAGGGTGTGACTTTGCCAATTCTCGCAGGAGCTGCAGCAGTAACAACGGCCGCTGTTAAATGGGAATCTGATTTTGCAGGTGTGAAAAAGACCAATGATGAAGTTGTGGATTCGACAGGTAAGGTTGTTTACTCATACAAAGATTTAGAAAATGGTCTTCGTGGACTAGCCAAAGAATTACCTTCAAGTCACACGGAAATTGCAAACGTTGCAGAAGCAGCAGGGCAGTTAGGGATTAAAACTAAAAATGTAGTTGGCTTCACCAAGACAATGATTGACTTAGGCGAGTCAACGAACATGAGCGCAGAAGAAGCAGCAACTGCTTTAGCTCGATTGGCCAACATTACAGGAATGCCCCAAACAGAATTTGATAAGTTAGGTTCTGTAATTGTTGATCTAGGGAATAACTTTGCGACAACTGAATCAGAAATAACCGCAATGGGTTTACGTCTCGCAGGTGCTGGTCATCAGGTGGGAATGAGTGAAGCTCAAATCATGGGATTTGCGGCTGCATTGAGTTCTGTAGGGATTGAAGCAGAAGCAGGCGGTTCTGCATTTTCTAAAGTTATGGTTGAAATGCAATTGGCTGTAGAAAATGGAGCCAATGCATTTGCAGGGTTAGAGAGTTTAAGCCAACAAACTGGTGTATCTATGGAACAGGTTTCTAGCGCTGTTAGAAATGGCGGTAAAGAGTTAAAAAACACTGCTGGTGCAATGGGGTTAACTAGTAAAGAGTTAAAAACAATGCATAAAGAAGCCACTGATGCATCAGGAAAATTAAATGATTTTGCAGAAGTAGCTGGAATGTCTGCTGAACAATTTTCTAAAGCTTTCAAAGAGGACGCTTCAGGCGCTATTATCAAATTTATTGAAGGGCTAGGAAAAACGAAGGAACACGGACAATCTGCAATTGCTGTTTTAGATGATATGGGGATTACCGAAGTTCGTCTTCGTGACAGTTTGCTACGTGCAGCTGGTGCCAGTGATGTATTTAAAAGTGCTGTAGATCGTGGAACTAAAGCATGGGGAGAAAACACCGCTTTAACAGAGGAAGCTAACAAGCGATATGAAACTACTGAATCTCAATTAAAGATGCTTAAAAATGAAGCAGTGGACGTAGGTATCACGTTTGGTGGCCCGTTAGTAAAAGCATTGCGAGATGTGCTTCAAGCAACTAAGCCAATGATCAAAACCGTAACGAATTTAGCGGAATCTTTCTCAAATGCTGATCCTAAAACACAGCAAACAATTGTTAAAATGATTGCATTAACTGCTGCAATGGGGCCTGCTATTAAGTTAACAGGTACTTTAACGAAGGGTGTAGGATTTTTAGGCAAGGGCTTTGTTGAGACAATGGCTGCTATGTCTAAAAAAAGAGCGATTGATGATGTTACAAAAGCTTTTGCAGAAGGTAGTTCTGTTTCTGTTGGATTCGGAAAAGGCATTGCTTCTTCTGGTTCGGCGTTAGGTGGATTAACAGCTAAAATCGGAGGAACCACAACACAAATTGGTTCATTGACTAAAGGGTTTAGTTTATTGAATCCTTGGGTGTTAGGTGCAACTGCAGCGATTGGAGCAGGTGTAGCAGTGTGGAAACTCTGGGGAGAAGAAGCTTGGAATAGTTCCCAACGTGTTAAGCAATGGGGAACTGATGTCGGACGAGAAGTTGACAAAACCTTAAACGGGGTGCAAGACAAAACCAAAGCCGCAAATGGTCAGTTTGGCTTATTAAAAGATGGATTTAATCAATCAGATGCTTCTAAAATGGCAGAAAATTTTGAAGCAGCGGGTCAGTCTCTTGAAAAGTCTTTAAATAAAAAAGTAGATGGATTGAATCAATTATTAAAGCAGTTACCAGGAACCGCTACAGACTCAATGAAAGAAATCATTGAGAATGAGAAAAAACTAAATCAGTCTGCTGTGGAAGAAATCCAATCGAATAATAAGCAAATTCAAGAGATTAGACAAAGGGCTGCAAACGAAAATCGTCAATTGAGTGTTTCTGAAGCTCAAATGATTAGTGATTTATCAAAGAATACTGCGGAAGCTTATGTTAATACTCTGGATGTTTCGGCGGAACAAAAAAGAACTATTTTGAAATCAATGACTGGTGATGTAGCGAATGCTACGAAAGAAGAAGCAGAAATATGGTTAAAATCATTAGGAGAGCAAAGGAATGCATCACAGACTCATGCCGCTAAAATGAAAGAAGAGCAAAAAAAATGGTTGAAAGATTGGGGATATAACCTTGATGGTGAATTTGCTCAGAAGTATCTTGAAGAATGGGATAAAATAAACGAGACTACGACTGAAGGTTTTGATAACCAAATGGCGGCCATTGTTGAGAAATTCCCTGAACTAAAAGATAAAATTCATTTGGCTTCTGGACAAGTGATAAAAGAGAGCGGAAATGCTTCACAATACCTTATTGAAGATAACGAGAAGTTATTGGAGAATGTTACCAAAACAACAAATAAAGTTGCTGAAAATGCTAAGAAGAACGCTGAACAACTTAAATATGTTGGTAATGAAGCAAGTGAATATGGGAAAATGTGGAATAATCTTGTTCTTGATCCAAAAACAGGCGAAGTCAAAACCAATGCGCAAGAAGCAGTTAACGAAGCTGCAAATTCTGAAAAAGGATGGAACCAACTCCTATATGCTTCCAAACATGCCGACCTAAAAAGTAATGCTAAATTAATGATTGCCGAAGCAGCAATTGCTAACGGAAAATGGGACAGCATGAAGTTTAAGGAACAACAAGCGCTTTTAGATACAAATGCCAAGAAGACTGTAACTCAGGCATTACAAGCCAACGGAAAATGGGACAAACTTAATTTTGAAGAGAAGAAGGCCATTCTGTATTCTAATACCCCTGAAAAAATGGCTGAAAATATGCTTAATCTTGGACTTTGGGAAGATTACAAGTTACATGACAAAGAAATTAAAGCTGATAACAAAGAGTTTTTAGAAGTACTTAGTGATTCACAAGAAAAAATTGTCAATTGGTCTAATATACCAGATGATGTTAAAGAATTTTATGCAGATAATCAAGATTTACTGACAAAAATTTATGGATCAGAACGAGCCTTTAATGCTTGGAAAAATTTACCAGATGAAAGCAAACTGCTTTTAGCAAATAACACGGATGTGCTACAAAAGATTCTTTCTTCAGAAACATATCTAACAAATTGGAATAACCTTCCAACAGACCAGAAAAAAATGCTTGCCAATAATGATGATTTACTAACAAAGGTAATGAAATCAGAAGAAAGTATGAATGCGTGGAATTCATTACCTGATCCAGTAAAAAAAATGCTTGGTAATAATGAAGATTTAAAAGCAAAAATAGCTGATGGAACATTAAGCGTGCAAACTTATGACCAAGTAAAGCCACAATTAAAAAAATTACTCGGAGATGCTTCCAATGTATCAAATCAATCACAGGTAGGTATTCAAAACTTAAATGCATTTAACGCAAACAATCCAGCACAGAAAATACTACGTGGAGATTCTTCAAATGCACAAGCTGCAGCTCGACAAGGTGGCAATGCATTGAACACATACAATGCCAATAATCCAGGAACGAAAAACCTGCGAGGAAATGCAGGTGGAGTTGTCGGTGCAGCTTCAAGTGGTAATAGTAGCTTAAATATTTTCGCAGCAAACAATCCAGTTGAAAAACTATTAAGGGCTAATGATCAAGCGAGTGGACCAGCATCTCAAGCGAAAAATGCAGTAAGTGATTTTAATTCTGGCCCTTCGGTAATTACTAAAACTTTAAACGTAGTAGCTAATTTAGGCGCTGGCGTAGCAAAAATTTTAGGACTCGAAACAGGAACCAATAATCATATTGGTGGTCCAGCAATCGTCAACGACCAAAAAGGACGTACTTATAAAGAGTTGGTAATTCCTAAAGGTGGCGTGCCTTTCATTCCAGAAGGTAGAAATGTATTCTTACCAGATTTACCAAAAGGATCAAAAGTAATCAAAGCTTCAGAAACAAAGAAACTAATTCCTCGTTATGAAAACGGCGTGGGAGTTCCGAGAAATTCTTCAGTTGTTAAAAATCTAATCGCTGTTCAAGATTCACATGAATCGAACGATTTTAGCGAACTTACTTCTCTAATGCGTGAAATGGTTTCTTACTTGAAAGACGGAAATATTAAAAACATGGAAGTAACACAATATATCACAGGTGCTGACACAAAAACACCGAGAGAAACAGCGATTGAAACAAAACGCCAACTACGTGACTTGGCTAGGGGGTTTAAATAGTGAAACTAGAATTAGTTTATACGAATCAAAATGGGGAGCAACTCGTTTTTAATGAGGAGGCTCCTTATTTTTTGCAAAATGTGGAAGGTTTAGAAGCACCAGAAAATGTCGTGCTAGCAGAAGAAGTATTTGGAGAAGATGGCGCAAAAGTTGTTGGAATCCGCTTAAGCACTCGGAAACCGTTGTTAGAAGGCACTTTAATTGGAAAAACAGAAGAAGAAATTTATCAGTTGCGCCGAGATATGATTCAAAAAATCGATCTAAAACAAACAGGTAAGCTAACTCTTAAAGTCTATGACAAGGAGTATGAAACCGACGTATTACCAATCCAAGCGCCTAGTTTCAAATTATACGAAGATAATCCTTATAAGGTTGACGAATGGAATTTATTCTCTTTACAGTTTGAAGCATTCGATTCTTATTTCCGGGATGTATCGTTTTATAACTCACTGGTTCCTTTGGCAACATTGAAGCCAACGCTTATTTTTCCAATGGTTTTTGTTCAAGGCGAGAAGCATACGTTTGGTCGCTTTGAATCAGGGAATATTGAAAAGATTGTAAACAATGGAGATGTGCAGGTTGGAGCAGTTTTTCATATGAAATGTGTAACAACCGTGACTGATCCGCAGATTTACGATGTGACAAAACAAACCTTCTTTGGATTTAAAGGAACCTATGAGCCTGGAACAAGATTCGAACTTTCAACGGTACGTGGAAATCTATATGCGAAAAAAATTGTTAATGGAGTAGAAACTAATGCTGTTCCAGAACGTATGGAGGGCAGCAGTTTCTTTCGATTATCTAAAGGAGATAACTATTTACAACTAAAAGCGGCCAACAATTCTCAAAATGGAATTACATGTGAAATGCAATTTACACCATTGGTTAGCGGGGTGTAGCTATGGATTTTATGCCATTGCCTTTTGTAGAGGTGTTCCGAAGAAAATCTGGCTTTGATTATGAGTCAACGGCAGTTCTGGACATATGGAAATCAATGAGTGTCAAAGAAAATTTCAAATCAGCCAATACTTTTGAAACGGTTGTTCTTTTAAAGTACATGCCAAAAGAATTAATGGACGAAGACACAGTGCTATTGATTAATAATTGCTTTTACTATATTGATTCTATTATTTGCGATGATTTGAGCAGTGGATTAATTACAATTTCTGGGAAGTCTCTTTTTGCAAAATCGGGTAAGAGAATTGTTTATCGAATTTACAATCAAACAAAAAGACCAGAGCTGATTTGCTACGATCACTTACGGAACGAAGTGGTCTCTCCGTCAGATGCAAAAAGAAAAATAAGTTATTTATCTGTCGAACAACCGCCAGCAATCACTAGTTCAAACATTAGTTATCAAAATAGTTATGGGAATGTTGAAGAAGAAATAGAGGGACTGTGTGAAAGTTACAATTTTGGTTTTGACGAAATTCCTATCTCGAATGGGCGTATTGGTTCAACATCAAACGGCCAAGTTGGAACAAATATTCGTTTTAGAAAAAGTGAAGATGTTTCCGGTGTAGTTCAATTTAGTGCAGAGTTTGAAAATGTTACTAATGAATCATTAGAAAAGAACAACTATGATGAAGCGACTACAGCCCTTATTTATGGAGAAGGCGAAGGAAAAGCTCGTAAGCATACTCAAGTAAATAACAATTTGAGTGGCCTCGAACGAAAAGAAATATACGTCGATGCTCGTGACTTACAACAGACTGTTGATGATGTAAAAATGCCAGATGCACAATATATTGCCACATTGCAATCAAGAGGAAAAGAAAAATTAACTGAACAACCAAGAGTTTTGGCATTGAATGGGACTATCAATTTGAATGATAGTCTTTTTGTTTATGGTCGAGATTATAAATTGGGGGATCGAGTAAAACGTATTTCTTCTTTTGGCTATTCAGATACAGTGGTTCTAAATTCTGTAACGCAAACCTGGGATGAGAAAGGCTACCATATTGACGGTGAATTCGGTAACCAAAGTAAAACAATTATTGATGTAATCAAGAGAAAAGGAAAGTAGGTGGTTATTTTTGGCGGAATTAAGTTTATTTTATGATGCCGTTTTGCAAGATGATGGCACATACGATCGTGCTTATACATCGGCAGACTGGGCAAAATACTTTGAAAATATCTTTCGCAATGGCGTCATGATGTCAGTCGGTGAAGCATTAAGAGTGACTGCAGCTGATTCTGTTGGAATGAGAATTGTTGTAAAAGCAGGTTCAGCAAGCTTAAAAGGTTATCAATATATTAATACGTCTGCTTTTGCAGTACCAATTGACGTTGCTTCTTCAACACAAGATCGAACAGATTCAATTGTTGTTCGTCATGATTTGAACGCTAGACAAGCTTATGTAGCAGTCAAAAAAGGCAATGTCTCTGTAGAACGCTCAACAGAAGTTTATGAAATCCAACTAGCAACGGTCAAAGTACCAAGAAACAGTTCGGCGATTACTGCAAATTTAATCACAGATAAGAGACCAGATGCAAAAGTTTGTGGTTATTCAACACCTTTTGCCAATGTTTCTGTATCAGGATTAGAGGCACAATATGAAGCAATGCTAAAAAAAATTGTAGAAACCAACAAGACAAGTTATGAAAAAATCCTAAATGATTTTAAAAACTACGTTGCAAAAGCACAAACCGATATGGATTCTAATATCGAAGAAATTATCCGCACAGGCAACGGAAAAGTAAATGCCTTTGATGTTTTAATTCATGAATGGTTTGCAGCTTTAAAAAATGAGCTAGATGCAAATCAAGCATCAAATTTACAGAATCAAATCAATGAAATGAAAGCTACTGAAGATTTACCAGCTATAGAGCATAATTTACTCGGTTATCCCAATGTACAAGTTTTGTATTGGGAATACGGTATTGGCCTATCAGGATTAGCTAATGAGCCAACAGGTCTAGGCGGTAGCAATATGAAAAAGATTCCTCACAGTGTAGAATATCTTGATTTATTCAGTTTCAAAGTTAAAGTGCCAATGAACTTTAAAATGGTAAATCCAACAGTAACAAAAATAGATAGTCGAACTATTCGCTTTATTGAAGCATTTAAAGTTATAGAAATTAAATTTTAGGAGGAAAAGAATGTATACATTTAAAAAAGGTGATGCAGACTATCAAGTCATGCTGAACGAAAACTTTAGCGAAATCATGAATTCTTTAGAAAATGGCGCGCTGGTTTCTAAGAAAACTGTTATTAAGGCGCAGGACTGGGATACAGTTTTAGACGAAGGAATTTATACTGTTTTCGGTGCTTCTGGCGCAAACAGACCGTATGCAGGTGCAGTTTATGGCGTTTTAGTCGTATATGCTGACAATACATTTGTTTGCCAAAATTATATGTACAAGGGTGAAACTTATACAAGAAGTCGTCAAGGAAGTCCGGCAACGTGGACTAACTGGACAAAAATTGTATCAACTGAAGATATACTAGCAGAAAACAAAGTTTATCGTTATCTACGCACTTCTTTGGATTTGTCTAATAAAGTTCAAGCAGCAAAAGATGCGATCAATGCAACGGAAAGTAAAGTAGACATCTGTAGAGTTGGAAATATGGTATTTTTCAATATGCGTATAAATGTTAAGGATTATACTAAATTTGGTAATGATATGCCAGTTATTTATGATTTGCCAATGGGCTTTAGAACGCTTGGCGATTTAATCTCAAATACGTATTTTAATAATAGCTTGTCAGTATCACAATGGGCATTTGCACAATCCGCAGCTAAAAACTACATGGCAATTGCAGAGGGATCGCCACAAGATATCCGGTTTGGTAGTTCGCATAATGGAAATACTTATGTACAAGGTTCTTGGCTGACTAAAGACCCTTTCCCGAAAGAAGGTTCTTTAAATGGCGGTACTGTTTCAGTTCTTAACAGATTACCTGATGGATCGTTAACATAATTAATAAATAATACAAATATAGCCGTTTAGAAAAAAGCTAAGCGGTTTTTATTATTGGAGGAATGATTTTGTCAAATGAAATAGTTGTTGCTGTAATAGGATTAGTAGGCAGTACAGTTGGTGCATTTATTGGAGTTGTAGCTAGTGCCAATTTGACAGCTTACAGGATTGAACAGCTAGAAAAGAAAGTAGAAAAACATAATGGGGTAATTGAAAGAACCTTTAAATTAGAAGGTCGAATGCAAGAAGCGGAACATGACATAATAGAATTGAAAGGAGCAAAAAAATGATTCTACCAGATAAGTATTACAAAATCATCAAATGGGGCGTGCTAACAGTACTTCCTGCAAGTTCTGTTTTGGTTGCCACACTAGGCAAAGCCTATGGATGGCAGCAAACAGATATGGCTGTTTTAACTATCAATGCCATTGCAACTTTTTTAGGAGTAGTAACAGGTGTGTCAGCATATAATTTAAAAGACAAGGAGAAATAAAAATGAAAAAGAAAATTTTAGCAGGAGCGCTTGTCGCTCTGTTTTTTATGCCTACAGCTGTACTTGCCGCTAAAGGAGATCAAGGTGTGGATTGGGCGATTTATCAAGGCGAACAAGGCCGTTTTGGCTATGCACATGATAAATTCGCTATCGCTCAAATTGGTGGATACAATGCCAGCGGTATTTATGAACAATACACATATAAAACGCAAGTAGCAAGTGCTATTGCCCAAGGTAAACGAGCGCACACTTATATCTGGTATGATACGTTCGGCAGCATGGATATTGCGAAAACGACAATGGATTATTTCTTGCCACGTATTCAAACACCAAAAAATTCTATTGTTGCTTTAGATTTTGAACATGGCGCTAGTCCTGATGTAAACGCAAATACGGAAACAATCCTGTACGGTATGCGCCGTATCAAACACGCAGGATATACACCAATGTATTACAGCTACAAGCCTTTTACGATGCAATATGTAGATTATCAGCGAATTATTAAAGAGTTCCCTAATTCTTTATGGATTGCTGCTTATCCTAGCTATGAAGTAACGCCAGAACCATTGTATGCTTATTTCCCAAGTATGGATGGTATTGCAATTTGGCAATTTACCTCAACTTATATTGCAGGCGGTTTAGATGGTAACGTAGACTTAACAGGTATTACTGATAATGGCTACACAGATACCAATAAGCCAGAAACGGATACACCAGCAACAGATGCAGGCAAAGAAACTGAAGATACGCCTAATACTGCAGTAAAAGTCGGTGACACAGTTAAAGTGAAATTTAATGTTGATGCTTGGGCAACTGGCGAAGCTATTCCAGATTGGGTTAAAGGCAACAGCTACAAAGTACAAGAAGTGACTGAGAGCAGAATATTGCTTGGAGGTATCTTGTCATGGATAAGCAAAGGTGATATTGAATTATTGCCAGATGCGGTAACTGTTCCTGATAAACAACCAGAAGCAACACACGTGGTACAATATGGTGAAACGTTATCCAGCATTGCTTACCAACATGGAACAGACTATCAAACGTTAGCGGCATTAAATGGTTTAGCTAATCCAAATCTAATTTACCCTGGTCAAGTTTTGAAAGTTAACGGATCAGTAGTAAGCAACGTTTACACAGTTCAATACGGTGATAATTTATCAAGTATTGCAGCTAAGCTTGGTACGACTTATCAAACCTTAGCTTCATTAAACGGATTAGCAAATCCTAACTTGATTTATCCTGGTCAAACATTGAGCTATTAATTTTTTGCAAAATTGGTTGAAATTTAGAGGTACCTCATTTAAAATAGAGTTACCTTTTCATATTATGACTCTTTTCGATTTAGAAAAGAGATGCTCCTATCTTATGCCAAGTCCTTAGGTAGGAGCATTTTAATTTTACTCATACGTAGCTTAGTTTAAAGCTATTGTATTACATAAGAAAACACCTACTTAAGACGCACAATACTTCCCCAAGTTGTGTATGTTTAGTAGGTGTTTTTAATACAATTGTATATTTGAATTATAAATAAAATACAATTGTTTTGTAAAATGAAAACTTGAAATTTAAAAAAGAAAGCGGTAAAATATCTTTACCAAACAATTTTATTTTTCATTTTATTACTACCTCTTGTCGCCTTACCCCAATGAGGCGGCTTTTTTATATAAAAATATTGAACTCAAAAAACAGATATTGTAAAATATTTATACATATTTAAACTCTTATTTTTTCACGCAGACCGCCTTTTCTCAATAAGGTGGTCGTTTTTTTGTTGAAAATTGAAAATCAGTAAAGTAAAATTATTATATATTAAGGTATAACCAGTAAGAACTATTTTATCCCCAATAAGCTAGTTATTACTTGGACCATTAGCTCAGCTGGTTAGAGCAAAAGGCTCATGACCATTCGGTCGATGGTTCGAATTCATCATGGTCGATAATAGAATTAGACAGGTAGTGAATTATTTTGAAAAGAACAGGAATTCTCTTAGTGAATTTAGGAACACCAAAAGATTCTTCCAAGACGGAAGTAAGGAAGTATTTAAAAACTTTTTTATCAGATAGAAGAGTAATAAAAATACATCCTATAATTTGGAAACCGATTTTGAACGGTATTATTTTGAATATACGTCCAAAAAAATCAGCAAAACTCTATCAAAAAATTTGTACTGAAAATGGATTTCCTCTTTTGGAATATACTGAGAAACAAATGGAAAATTTGAAAAATATATGTCCAGAAGTGGAAGTTACAATTGGAATGTCATACAGTGAACCGAGTATAGAAACTGCTCTAGATACATTATTATCAAAAGAGATTGAAGAACTCAATGTCATACCAATGTATCCGCAATACTCTGGGACAACGGTAGGATCAGTGTTTGATTCCGTTATGAATTATTTTATAAAAAGTGATAGGATAGTGGATATTAAATTTATTCGATCATTTTACAATAATCCACAGTATATAGGTTACTTTTCAAAAAAAATAAATGAAGCTTTGAATGAAAGTCCAATAGATGCTATCGTTTTTTCATACCACGGAATTCCTATGTCTTATGTAAAAGATGGGGATAACTACCCGGAGGAATGTACTAAAACAACAAAATTAATAATGGATAAATTAGGAGATATTCCTTATTATCAAACCTATCAATCGAAATTTGGGCCATCTGAATGGTTAAAACCAGCAACTGATGATACCTTGAAAAAATTACCATCAAAAGGTATTAAAAATATATTAATTGTTGCACCAGGGTTTGTTGTAGACTGTCTAGAAACAATAGAAGAATTGGAACACGAAAACAGAAACTATTTTTTAGAAAATGGTGGGGAATTCTACAAATATGTTCATCCATTTAATGGGGATATTGAATTTGCAAAATTAGTAAAGGACATTATTTCTTTGTAG